GGCAGGATGGTCATGTAACTGATCTTCATTAGATACAACACTCGCACATTTACGAAGCTGATCGGCAACTGCTAGTAATTCAGAGTATTTCATATATTATCCAAAAATCTTTGAGTTATTAAAGTAAGCGCCCTGATAAGACTCTGCCATAGCTCTGCGATAAAGTGGGCGGCAATTGCCATGCTCGTCTTGATAAACTTTATGCACGGGCAAATTAGTATGACTGCAAATTACGTGTTTACTGTTTGCGGTCTTGATAGGGGCAGAGCATCCAGGTCCTTCTTTGGGGAGTTCACCTAACAAAGCTTGACGATAAATGCTGTAACCCGTTTGGAAAGCAACTTTGTCTCCGCAGGTACTTAATACCTGAAGAGCATCCTCAGCTTTTAACATATTATCTTCAGCAAGCGCTTGGCGAACAGTATTTACTAACTCAGCTGGGCTTAATCCGTAAGCTTGAGATGAAAGAGAAACAGCATTTGCATCAGAATCGCCAGAAGCTAAAAGCTTACTAATGCCATGAGAATCAAACCCATAAATAGAACCCCCTGCAACTACAACTTGAGGCTTCTCAACATGACGATTTTTTACCTTTACAGGCACGTTAAAGCCAAATTTGCCACCTACAGAAACTGCATAATTAATGGAGTCTTTATCCACACCAGCAACCTTTACCTGAGCATGACGATGACCAGCGTTAAATAACTCAGCTAAGACCATCTTTCTTCCACTTTCAACTGTAGAAGAACCGTGAGCAAACTCTGCTACACCAAGATCACTTCCCAAACGCTCAGCAAACTTGGCGGTTTCAGGAGATACAGGAGTCTCAAGCTGAGTTTGAGCAGGATCTACTTGCTGATGGTAAATGTTGTTCATGCTGTCAAGAGGAAGACCACTATTGTTCTTAATGGCTGTTTTCATAACAATTTTTTCAACCTCAGACATAGGGCGTAACTTATCTTGGCTGCTAGAAAGTTTCTGTAGCAATTGGTCAACATGAACTTTATAGGACTTCCCAGCTGTAAAAAGCAAATGCTCCTTCAAAAAACCAGGATTTAAATCAACAAACCCTGCTGTGCTTAAAAATTTGCTAGGAATCATTGGTTGGTTGTTACGAATTTCAACCGGAACAATGACATGACTTTGCCCTTTAGGGGTTTCAAAAGATGCTTGGCAAAGCAATAAATCAGGATTTCCAGCAGCTACAGCAATGTGTTTAGGCTCAGCACCAGAAGCAACTAGCTGACGATGACAAATGGCGGTAGCTCTAGAAGCTAGTTCGGTAGAGTATTGTTTAGGAGTTTTTTTATTTAAAACAGAAGAAAGCTGTTCAGCCAAGAAAGAATTTCCGTTTTGCTGAAAGGCTTCGACTGTAATAGAGCGACCCTCATTGGGATCTCGAAGCATTGGGCGTTCATGGGCTTCGTTATGAATACCTAGCTCTTGAGCAAAATACTTAGCTGTTTTAGTTTGATTAGTGTAAAGCTTGTTGTATACATCTTTTAATTCAGCACGAGTTACAAACAGACCTTGTCCAGTACTAGCTTTCTTGTTTAAGAAATTGGAAAGACCAACTAAAGTAGAATCATATGGATTCTCTTGAGCTGCTTGATGTGCTTTAGCGGCTAAGTAAGTAGTTAAAAACTCTTCACCATCATAAATGGCTTTAGCTGTTTTTAAGATAATCTTCTGCAAATTTGAATCAAGATTATTCATATTATCCCTTTAGCTCCGGATGTGCGCGAAATAAAGCAGCGCGCTCTTGTTGGTTTAAACTTCCTAAGAAAGAGTTACGAAGCTTATCATTAGATGCTAATTTTTCAGAAAGTGTCTTACTGACGCTATTTGGATTTTCATTAGTCATGCCTAAGCTTGCCAAAGAAACTTTTGTGACAGGACTGTCTTTGTAGAAAATATTAATATATCCAGCACTATCAGCAATAGTGGACCACTCAGAATAAGAAGCTGTTTTAGTTTGAGGCTCCTCTGGAAGAGAGCCATCATACATAGCTACAATCACTTCTCCATCATCAGTTTTTTGAATCTGCCATAGGCCATCTATGTTATCAGCATCCATAAAACGAACAACGTCAAAAGCAACCTTTACCAGCCTATCTTTTACCGCGGCATACTTATAAACCGGGGCCTGAGGCTGTAACCTTTCCTCTAAAGCTTTGAAATCAACAGAAAATTTGTTCACCATATACTCCTAAATTATACTACCAGTAATTTGTCATTAGTATGTTGTATAATTACATGATTTCGGTAGTTTCTATAAAATGACCTGTTATGCATATGGCTAAATCAAGAGAATTTTGAATTTTTCATCCGAGTTAACTCCTTTATGACCAAATTAATATCACCATCCACCATAGCTACTCTGGGTTTTTTGTTATTAATATTTGGGTGAGGGTACTCTAACCAGCTCATAATAAGAGAAGCCTCCCCAAAAATTTCTTTGAGGAGGCTTAAACATTTAACTATTTCAGAATTCACTTCAGTAAATTTCGTTTTGTATTTCTGCCATCCTATCTAAAATAGCTTGAATCTCTTCGCTCTGGACTTGATGCCTACGGAGTTTTTTCTTAGCTCCTCCGTAAACCTTTTTGCCTCTTTTCTTGTTTCCGTAATCACAATTGCCATTTACACTCTTAGTAATACTAGATTGATTAACACCTAGTTTCTTAGCAACTTCAATTTGAGTCATCCCAGAAGCTAAATATTCAATTACCTCTCTTTGACGAGGGGTTAGTTTTTCTTCAATAAGTTTCCAGCGCTCTTCTTTTAAAAGGTCTTTTAACTCATACATTTCTTCATTATAAGCTGCTGTGTTAAGTTGCCCCGTTAAGCCACGAAAATCAGCAAATTCAGTTAACATGTCAACCAATAAGTGTTGGTATTTATCGCTACGGTTTTTTGTAAAGTCACGATCGATTTTGATTTTCATATTTGTCCTTGAGTAACTTGGGTTCACAGTTTGGGTTCAATTTTATGATCTGTCTTATTTTCCATTTGGAGCAATTAAATTCAATTGCTAAGTCTTTGATAGACTTTTTAGCTGCCATGGCAACAATAGCTTTCTCTTTTTCTTTTGATATCTTTTTTCTTGATACTTTTACATTATATTTTTTTAATATTTTGCTTATAGTTGGCTCTGAGTAATTAAAATGCAAAGCCACTTTTTTAATTGACTGTACCTCTTTGTAAAAATCACATATTTTGGGCTCTAGACTTTTTAGCTTTTCTTTTTTTGATAAAATGTTGTGTTTGGATAAAATATATCTAATAGCGCCATCTGTACAATTAAACTGATTAGCAATATCAACACAAGATTTTCCCTCTTCATAAAGGGAGCATATTTTTATCTGATTTTTTATAGATATCTTAAGATGTGAGTTAGAGAGTTTTTCTTTGTGATTTTCAGAAAATTTCTTCCCTTTATGAGCTTTAGATATTCTTTGTTTATGAATTTTTGATAGTTTTCTATCTTTGCTATTTGTGTTGCCTTTAAGTGCCTTTGCTATTTTTTCTTTTGTAGAATTTGCTAACATTCCTCGGGAGCCACCATATCTAATGTTGTATCCATTTTTGATTGAATCATACTTCTCAATAAAAAAGCACTCCCAGTAATCTAATATTTCCTGAGAGTGAGCTGTGATGCACAAATTTATTTTAAAATTATTTTTTCCATATTTTTTAAAAGCTCGATGTAGTTTCAAGCACTTACCATCTCTTTTATGTTGAGAAAACCTTTCTTGTAGAGATCTCCAAGTCTGTCCGACGTAAACTTTATTATTTATTTTGTTTTTTATAATATAAATAAGACCAATCATTTATTCCTTGAGATTATATGTTTACAGTTCTGCATTGGTCAAAAATGTCATAAGTAGGACTGCTTTTGAGGTACTTATCAACATCTTCAAAATTAGGTGGCACCTCCACTTCTTTAATATCAAGATCTTTTGAAAAATTAGAAATAATACGACTCTTGGCTTTCTGCCCGGCCTTATCATTGTCTAGTAACAAATAAATAGTCTTTGCCATTTTCTTCAACAAATAAACTTGATAATCAGAAAGGCCGGAGCCAGTTAAAGCAACAACATTATGAAAACCATTGGCGTGACAACTAATGCAATCTATTTGCCCCTCAACAATAATGGCACTATTGCTTCTTTCAATAGCGCCTTTTGCATAAGGTACACCAAAAAGGTGTAACGATTTTTCATAGAAAGTATTTTTATACTTTCCTATTTCAAATGAACGTTGCTCATCTTCGTTCAGTAAAGTTCTGCCAGCTAATGCAATAATATTGCCATATTCATCACGAAAAGGAATAACTAATGGGTGATAATTCAACAGACCAAAATCAGCCTGGTAAGTAAAGCCTCTTCCTTTTAAGTTTTTACTGTAAACTAATCTTAAAGCCTCTAAAGTGTTTTTACTAACTAGGCTTCTTAAAGAATCTAAGTGATGATTTGGTGGAAAATATCCTATTTGATACTTTTTAAGAGAATATTTAGAAAATCTAGAATAAGCATACTTTCTTACCTCCTCTGCTTCAGGGGTATACAACAAATGTTGACAAGCAAGAGTAACTTCCTGAAATAACTCTGAGCGCTTTATGATAGATTCTGATAACTCTCTTACACTCACTTACCTTGCACCACCTACGTTTTGTACTAACATTTGCTTGTAAGGTCCAGTAATTTGATCATGATGAGCGTTACAGTGCCTACAATATAATTCTCCTTTAAAAGTGAAAGGAGTGTCATTTTTGCCGCATGACTGACACTGGACTGAGAAAGCTTTCTGTGGTTTTTTTTCGCCTCGATAAATTTGGCCTATAGTTTTAAGAGTTTCTTTGGCGAATTGACTTACATTAGTAATGGGTCTTTGACAAAATTCACAAATAATTTCATTAGTATCATTGTGTAATTTATGAGGACCTTCTTTGCGACAATCATCATTGTTGCAGTAAATATTCATTGCCATTATTGTTTTCCTTTTTCTAAAAATTCTACTAGGTCATCTACGTTGTTTGGATAATGAACATTAACAGTAACAACTTGATCGCCCTTTTCCTCAACTCCCAATTTGGGAATTATTATTTGATCTTTATGTTTTATTTTAGGCTTTATTTTAATTTTCCTGTTGCCCAAAATGGTCTTGACTTCCTTCTCTGTCCCTTGAAGAGCATCTTTTAGAGAAATGTCAATAGTAGATATAACGTTCTGACCTTGAATTGATAAACCAATTTCTTTATCTACCTTAGCTATTAAGTGAACATCTCCAACTAAAATTCTTCCATTTTGAATTTCGATATTTCCAGAATTTCTTAGACTGATTACAGAGCCATTCACCACACCTCCAAGAACTCGAAAGTCAACTTTGGCTTCTTCAGTTTGGGATCCTGTTCCATCGCAAATTTCGCATTTTTCACTTTGTTTGCCACTCCCTCGACAAACTGGACAAACTACTTGAATAGTTACATGACCATTGCTTTGAATTCGAACTCCTTGACCATCACAGGCCGTACAATCTTCTTCAGTATTATGAAACCCTTGTCCAGAACAACTTTCACAGGGAGTCTTTCTAGGAAATTTCATAGTTTTATGAGCACCTAAAACACTTTCTTTAAAAGAAAGAGGTAATCTCACCTTTATAGGAGGTGGTGCGGTAAACATGACAGAAGACCTAAAATTATTAAAGATATCTTGTACATGTTTATTGTTAGCCCAAGGTCCACCAGGTCTAAAGGGCCCTTTCTTTTGAGGCGGGTTTTCTAGATACTCCTTAGCCGCATTAAGTTTTTTAAACTGCTCTTCAGCGTTTTCTGCTTTGTTGACATCAGGATGAAGCTTAACAGCCTTTTTTTTATATTTTCGATTAATTTCATCTGAGGATGGATTGTCTGAGGCAAAAAATCCCAGCATTTCTAAAGCTTCTTTTCGACTATTAATCATGTTTTCTTTTTCTTCCTGGTTTTCTTCTTAACCTGAAGCTGATCGGCTACGCCTTCTCGATCTTTGAAAATATGACACAACGCACAAGCAATGCCATCTGCAATGTCATAGTTTTCTTCTTTGTAATCGCCGTTTTTTCTCTTGATTATTTCACCTTTTTTGTCAGTTAAATAAACAAAAGAAGACCCTAAATGATGAGCTACCAGTTCTGGGATATCTTCTTTGGGTGGTAATTTTTTACTCGTTTTAATAGCGTGACGAATACGCATCACATTGTAAAGATAAGGAGATTTTCCATGCTTGTCAAAAACAGCTGTTCCAACTGTTCTATTTAAAACAGCTAAAGTTGTAATTGTTTTAGCAGTAGAATGGCCCCTCATGTGAAGTACAATATCTTCCAAAGAAACATCATCAGGTTTATAAGTGTCAATTAAATCTTGAATATAAACTCTAACTTTAGACAATCTTTCAAAGATGTTTCCTTTTTTAGGAGGTTTGTAATAAAAGTAATCATGTAAAGAAACTTGATTATCATCATAATCAATGATGGCGATTCCGATAGTAGTTGAGCTGGCATCTAATCCTAGTACTCTTTTCATGTAGAGTACTATATCGTCAAAGAAAAAAGCCTCAACTCATTGAGTTGAGGCTTTTAACTTAATTACAGTTTCTTTCAACCAACCTTGGCAGGTGGGAAATCAAAAGTATCATCTGAATCATCAGAGTTAGATTCATCACTAACTTCAGACGATTCAGAGGGCTCATCAGCTGATGGAGCAACATGAGCAGTCTTAGAAGCAGATACTGCCTTTTCACGCTCTTTTGCCATTTTTTCCAAAACTCGATCGTAAGTCCAAGGCTCACAAAGCTTCATCAAGAGGTCCTTATCTACTTGGTTCTTGCGAATTTCGATATCCGCATCAGATAGAGGTTCTTTTGGCTCAGGCAAAACAGTGTAATAACCAGTTGCACCTGCATTCTTATCAACAGAGATATCAATATCGTAGTTACCAGGATCGCCCCACTTCTCATTCTGAGTAAGCTTTTTAATAGCTTGAAAAACCGTAGGACTCATATCTAAAATCTTGTAAGATTGAGTTTTACGATCAATAACGCCAACATACCAACGACGTTTGACTCTGCTACCAGGATCAGAGTCGTCTAACTCACAAAGAGGGCATCTTCCATCCTTTGCCATAGAACACTTAATCTTGGCTCCATATCCCTTGTCTTCAGGGTCAACCTTCCACTTGTGAAAGTTGTATTGGAAAGGGCGAGTTACCAACCGCAGTACGTTACTACCACTTTGTAGACGAATGAAATCATCACTCAAACGGTTGCGGTTTGGTTTATTAGAGAACTCCACAGAGTCCCAAGTTACTAATCCATATTCATTCATATTATCTATTCTCCTATAATAGGTTTGTTTATTTTTTGTTACGATATGAGACATTCCTCACGCTAACTACTTTTTGCCAAGGGTATGTAATTGAGTATAACTCTTTGCTACCCTTATTGGCCTCGATTAAAGCTTCCTGGATTGTCTTTATTTCATCACTTGACTTGTTGGATACTAAGTATCCTGCGAAATCAATTCCGTAGCCAAAGATATCTAGCTTTGCAGTGGCAAAGGTGCTGACTTTTGTTCGCATTGAAGGATCTTCCACCTTCACAATATATACGTTTTTAGTGATAGATCCGTCCGGTAAAGTGATTAATTTTCCAGGAAAATCATCAATTGTAAGTTCTTGTTTTTGTTCTTCTTTCTCTGACATTGTCAATCTTCTTCCCAGCCCTCGACTTCTTCGTTAGTTGGTTCATAATTCTCTTTAGATGCGTACTCACCTGCTAGAGCCGAGGCCGGATCTTTTGCATTGACAGCAATACCTCCAGCGGTTATATCAAACTTGATCTCAGCGATTGAGTCCTCGGTTTGTAGGAGGTGATTTTTACGAACCTTGGCTCGTGTAGTAATTCCTACTTTCCGCTTGACCTTGTCACGTACCTTGTTGATATCAGCCGTCCTCGACAGCTGAGTAATGATTGATGAATGGTACTCCACCTTCTGACCGCCAGCTTCCTTTTGACCTACCGAACCAATGTTAGCGTAGGTCTGATTGATTAATAGTATAGCAATACGCTCTTCGTTTGTTTCCTTGTTTTTGAATTCCTCCATCAAAGAAACAAAGCCACGAACAGCTGCGCTATTTTCCTTGGCAGCAATAGCTAACTGATGACTGCCTCTTTTGTTACTTGCTTTGGCATCAGTAACATCGGTCTTTTCAGCCTTATGTAAAGTTCCACCAACAGAATCCCATACAATTAACAACTTTTGCTCTTCATCCTCACTTAATAGTGCTCTAACATAAGCCTCGATTAAATCAGCCCCTTCACTAATTAGCTTAGAAGTAACAACTAAGAGATCATCTGAACAACCCCCAAAAAAGTTATCAAACCGAAAAGCGCTAAACTTACTCTCAGGATCCCACAACAAGACAGTAAAACCCTGGTCTTGAGCAAGTTTCATAAACTGCATGGCATGTGTGCTTTTTCCAGAGTCAGGCTTGCCAGCAATTTGGACGATTCTTCCAAAAGGAATACCGGGGACTCCTGTGAGCAATTCCCACGGAGAGTTTGGCCAGTAAACGAACTCACTTGGCTTAGTTGGTATAGGAATAGAACTACCAGTTACTAGCTGTTTAGCTAAACCTAGATCGGTCTTCTTAGTAAACGAAGAACGGGCTTTTTTAACGATTTTATCAATATCTACCTTAACGGCTTTTTTACTCACTTTTTACCTCATATGATTATAGTCTTCCAATGTTTCTAAAGAAAATGTGAGCCTCTTTAACTGTTTCTTGTACGTAACGCCACTTCTTATATTCTCGCTCTAATTCTACGAGTTTCTTCTTGGCTTCTTTTACTTCATTCGAGACAGAGGCTGCGCGCTTGATTGAAGCTTCTGTTACTTTTATATCATCATCAGAGGCTTTTTGAGCAACTTTAATTGCTATCTCAGATTCCGAAAATTCTACCAAATGTTTTGCGTCTTTGGCTCGGGCTTCGGCATCTGCATAAAAATCAGATAGCTCAAATTGAGCATCTAAAGCCAAGGCAGCCAATGCCTCACCATATTTAGGATTAAATGATCCGCGCCTGACTTTCTCCAAGTAAAATTGAAGAGTATCCACCAGTTTTTGAACCTTACCAGCTCTTGTCCAACCAGACCAATCTTTAGGGATTCCGTCTAAAGACAAATCAACTGTAGATGTATCTGCTTCAGTTAAATCTGGACCCCATCCAATATCATCACTATTCACTCTTCATAACTCCTAAAACATTAAAACCTTCTACTAAGTGAACTACCCATTTGCTAAAGACAAATGGGCTTCGGGTTTCACAGACTTATGCTTCTCGAAAGAAGTCTGATTTAAGTCTCCACCCGTGTAATCGCCAGTCCCTGACGATATTATTTTTAAACCTTCATTCAAAATGTTCTTTGCAGCGTTTTCATCTCTATCTAAGTGATGTCCATTTTTGCAAGTCCATTCACGAACTGAAAGGTTTAAATCTTGATTTATCCATCCACACACATTACAAGTCTTACTCGAAGGATACCAACGGTTAATTTTAACCAACTGCTTATCGTTCCAATCCGCTTTATATTCCAAGAATCTCACAAAAGTACCCCAACTTGCATCTGCAATATGCTTTGACAACTTCCTGTTGCTCATCATTCCTTTAACGTTAAGGTCTTCTAAAGCAATTATGTCGTAATCAGAAACAAGTTGGTAGGATACCTTGTGTAACACATCTTGTCTTGTGTTGGATATTTTCTCGTGTATCTTGGCGACTTTTCGTTTTTGTTTTTCAAACGAGCTGCTGCCTTTTTGTTTACGAGAAAGGTGTTTTTGTGCTTTCGCTAAATCTTTTTCATATTTCTTGGTATATCGGTTATTCTTGAATTTGATTCCATCGGATGTAATTGCAAAGCTCTTCAAACCTAAATCCACACCACATACTGCACCAGTCTTTTCTTTTGGTTGATATTGTTCTTTGGTTAAAATTGACACAAAATATTTTCCAGTAGGTGTTTTAGAGAAAGTCATTTTCCCAACTTCACCTTTCACTTCACGGTGTGCAATACATTTAATTCCTTCTTTGAATTTAGGTACTTGAATTGTATCGTCTTCTAATTTGGTGTGTTGTGGTACTGTAAAGCTATTCTTTCTTTTTTTTGACTTAAATCTTGGAAATTTGGCGTTACCACGAAAGAAGTTGAGATATGCTGTGTCCAATGACCTCAAAGCGAACTGCAATGCTTGGCTGTTCACTTCTTTAAGCCAAATAGTTTCTTCATTCTTCTTTAATTCAGTTAAAGTCTTTGCCTGAGCATAGTAATTATCAGACTTTTTATCTGCCTGATATTGTTCTTTCCTCTCATTAAGGAAATAATTATACACGAATCTCACGCATCCGAAATGTTTATCCAACAACACTTTTTGTTCTTGTGTTGGCTTCAATTCAAAGCGATATGTCCTATGTATTGTTTTCACGTTTACAAATATATCTCTTTAAATACGCAAGTTTTTGTAAAAGTTCTGTCTTTGGGTAAAAAACTTTTACAAAAACTCGCTTCATTATGTCTAAAAAATCACAATACATTTCTACAAATCGTTCAAAGCACTACTTAAAGTGTCATCTCATTTTCGTTTGTAAGTACCGTAAAAAACTGCTTGTCGGTCAGTTAAAAGATGATATGCGTTCCATTCTCTTAAACATTACTTCTAATTCAGATTTTGAAATTGAAGTATTTGAGTCAGATTTAGACCATATACATTTCCTCATTCGCTACATCCCTCGTCTTTCTATCACATCTATTGTCCGTAAGTTAAAACAAGAATCTACCTACCATATTTGGCACTCATCACATCGTTCATTTCTATTTAAGCACTTTTGGCGTGAGCGTACTTTTTGGTCAGATGGTTATTTCGTTTGCTCTATTGGTGAGGCTTCACCAGATACCATTCGTCAATACATTCTTACTCAAGGTTAGTCGCTTACATCCCATTGGCTGAAGACCAATGGGTTTTACGCTAAGTGATATAACGAAATCTACTCGATCTCTTACTAAGAAGATATTTTTTCTTCTAGTTGACTAATGAGGCTGTCAGCCTTTTTTATTTTATCTTCTAGTTCCTTAGATAGCTTGTCAACATGACCCATAGCAACGCCTAATTGTTGATGAATCATGACATTAACCAAAAATAAAAAAATCTCCATTGAGGTTTTGGATGAAGGAGGTCTTAAAAAGACAATTATACCTTTGTCATCAGTCTCAAATAATCCCTTAAAAAGATCTGACCCAGAAAAATTTAATCTATCATATGATTTGGCTATTTGTTGATAAAGAGCCCACTCATCATCGGTTAAATCGATTCTTTTGTTGTCAATAATTCTAAGCATTATCCACTTCTTTTAATTTTACCAACACCCGAGGTAACACTAGCACTTACAGCACTTCTCGCTGCTCTATCCTGAGCTAAAGCAGGGTGGAGGTTTTCTCCAGACGGCTGAGATGGTCCTCCTAAAGCTGCTATCAAAGCAGATCTTTCTGCATCTGTTGGTGGCGGGCCGCCCTCCATGCCTAAGGAAGAATTGTTTGCTAAAGCCTGAGCCACATTGGACATTGGCGCCCCACCGTTACCTCCATCAGAAGAGCCGGCAAATGGAACCATAGCAGCTTGAATAGCTGCATCATCTAAAGATGAAAAATCATCACCTCCATAATCTTCATAACTTTCATCTGGGTAGTAATCTGAAGCAATGGCAGCTTCTTCTGACTCAATATTATTATGAATTTGATTCACAATATCAGCTAAATTTCTAGGATCATTGCCTCCTGGAGCTTTCCCCGGAAGTTGTTGTCCAATAAATTTTTGCATACCAGCATTTTTTAAGAACTTATTAATTGGAGACTCTCTAACTTTAAAGCCGGGAGGAAGTTCGTGAGAATCAGGTTGAGGATGTTGGTAATTTGCCTGCTGATGAACGTGAGGTTGAGGAGTTGGTTGCCGACCATAAAAATTAACTGGCTGACCATCTCCTGTTCTTACAATTTTATAATTGCTAAGTAGCCAACCAGCCAGACCTTCTGGATCGTTTGGCATTTCTGCCATAGCGTTTCGAAGCTCATCCAAAAGCTCTTTGGATTCTTCATCTAACAAAGGCTTGCCACACCCAG